ACTTGCTTGATGCTGTAATGTATAATCCTGACTTAAGCTTATACATACTACCACTTCCAACCTTGATAGGTCCCTGAACCACAGTAAATACCTCGTTCTTCTTTACTGTTCCTGCTGCCGCAGATGCATCCCATGAAGGTGATTTTCTCACAGTCAATCCATCAGCTCCATCATATATTACCTTAACATACTTCTGTTTTGCCGGAGTAACAGATGGTGCCTGTGGCTTTGGTGCTGCTGGGGCAACATAGTCAGCAAGTGCATATGCTATCGCATTGCACACATCATTGAATTTATTTTTGTAATTTGATGCATCCGGATCATTTACAAAGCATACCTCTATCAACATAGATTTTGCTTTTGTTCTATGTACTACATACAATCCTGATCCATCCTTTACACCACGATTATTGAATCCCAGTGCCGAGATATGTTCACATACTTCAAGGGCATCCTGGTACTGTCTGCCCTTATAGGTATATACCTCTACTCCTTTTCCCTGTTTTGCCGAGTCATTATTAAAATGAATTGAGATGAACCAGTCAAGGGTATCCTGATTGGCAAGTGCTACAGCCTGTTTAAGATAAGCAGATTGTGTTGCTGCCTTATCAATCGTACATGGCACCACTGTTACTCCCATGCTTTTAAAGATTTCTGTAAGCCTTGCTACTACTTTACGTGTCTCCTGCGACTCAACAATAACTCCACTTGTGCCGTATCCCGGTCCTGATATTGTATGTCCTGCATTTAATCCTATTCTCATTTATTTGTCCTCGCTTTCTTTTTGATCTGATCCTGCAATATGTTCTGTCTGCGATTTAATATTCTTCACTAACGGCAATAAAAACGATGGTATCTGAATACCAATATCTATCATATTTTCCAATATTGATATTATTTCATTACATATAATCCATATCGCTACAACACATGCAATTAAAAATGTAACCGGTATTTTAATCCCAATCGTCTGCGATGCATACAACAGCAATTGATCCATGACAGCTCCAACGACTACGAGTAGCCACATAGATACCTTTTTCTTGATTCCTTTGATGCTACGGTAAGAACTGATGCCTCCGTCCGGTCGATTCTTTGCTGCCATGAGGCCTGTTGCATAATCGATAATGTTGCATAAGATCATGAGAAGCACTGGTATATACAGTGTTCCCAACAATGCAGACAAAAATGCTGCCACCCCTGTTACTATTGCTTTGATTGTGTTAATGTTTTCCATTGTTTGCTCCTTTCTTTAAATATATTTAAATATAAAAGAGCCGGCACCATTTCTGGTATCGGCTCTCAGGCTCTAATGTATCTTTCTTCATCTGTTTTGTTGTTTTTAATTATAACATAAATTTAATATAATTTCTCTACTATGTTATCATTTTTCTACATTAAACAATACATTTTCTGTGATTGTTTTTCACCTAGCATTCTTTCTTGATTTTTTTCATAAAAATAAGACCTTACGTTCTTGCTCTAATTTCCATATATACCTCCATAAAAATAAGAGCTGTAAATTCGCTCCTATTTGTTCTGATTTTCAAAATATTGTTTCATTTTTTCAATTCCATCCTTCAATGCTGTACTACCTTCGATAATTGCAATTCCAAGAGTTAACCCCGTAACAGATCGTTCTGTATTTCCCTTAGTGCACACGTTTACAAATACTGCAATCGCCAAGAAAAAATACAGTACTCCCTTTGCGACAAGCATATTCGCATTAGTTTTTTTGTTTTTACTAAAATTAATTCCATATGCAATTATTATAAAACATATTACGTAGGCTAATATATATCCTATATCCAATATCAGTCACTCTCCTTCCACCTCCATTATACGTCAAAAAGAGAACTACTACAAAAAATTATTTGCCGTCGACAATTGAAAATAATTCCAATATCTTTAAGAGTATAATAAACACCATGTAGTTATACATGTCACATTATTCTGCTGAAATCCAATCATCTGCAAAAAGCTCTAGTACTACTCAAGTAATTTTTCAATAATTCTATTTGCAATTTCTGTCATTCCTTTATTAGATGGATGAGATGCAACACCCTCGTTATCAATAGCCCTCTTTAGTTAATCGTAATAGTTCCCGCTTTCGAAATATGTATCATTTTCTACCATTGCAATTCCAATACATTTTTCTAGTTCTGTCGCAAGCATAGCATAACCTACAGCTGTTGGATGTCCGTGTATCATGTTATCAGAATATGAAGCACTGTTGAAATATGAATATTTGTCTTGTCTTATTATCGGAATAGAATAATGATTTGCAATATTTATAATAGCATCATTAAATTTTTTAATTAGTGTTTTAGTAGCACTAGATTCAATATTTCTGATTGCTATTGTCGAAATCATTATTTTTGCATTTTGTGCTTTTTCTTTTACAGCGTTAATGATTTTTGCATAGTTGCCATAAAAAGTATCATTACCACTGTCAATATCTTCTTGTGTACCTAAATAAGATTCACCTAGACCATAATAGTCATTTATCCCAAGAGCTAAAATATATAAGTTGCATGCTTCGGAATTATTAAGTTTTTTTAAGCCATACTCTGATGTCAGCCATGTCCTTGTTGATAAACCTCCTTCAGAAAAATTATATCCTGTAAATCCATTTTTTCTTGCTAATTGCTGAATCCAAGATATTTTATATTTATCGCCAATTAGAGAGCCGTCTGTGGCATAAATTTCTCCCGATGCGTAACTATCACCAATTACACCGACATCTGTAAATAATGATAAGTTACATGATTCTTTATAATTATACTTTGTAAGTTTTTCCCAATTTTTCCAACCGGCACCATATACATTATATCTCATATAAATATCATTATCTATATCAAAAAATAATTGAACTATTGTGTTATCGGCATTTTTATTTTTTGCGAATGAAATTATTGTCCCTATCCCTGGTGCATTTATGCACTGTGTAGAAATTATGTAAATGCGATTAGGAATACAATTATTAACATCGAATGAACTATCCATTATATTAATATTACTTGATTGAACCCCAAGCGTTTCAAAATCATTTAACGAATTAATTGTTTTTCTGTAGAATGTATCTAGATTTTCTACTTTTACATAACCAGTACCTTGACTCCATAATCTTATTTTGTCTGATGTTGATTTTGCTGTATAAGTAATGCTTTTATCTTTTGATAGATAATCTGTTACTGTGTCAATTACATTATTTTTATATAATAATTTAATAGCAATACCACCATTTGTTTTGTTTGTAATTTCAATCATATCACCACTAAACAAAGAATAATTGTAATCAGTATTTTGTTGTGCTGTTTTAACATTGAAATTTTTAATTTTAACTAACAGTTCTAAGTCTTCCTTTAGTGAACCAACCTGCCCCCGGACTGCTGCCCCTGCTGAATCATATATAGTGCCGTCAGCTCCCGCTCTTATATCTGTTAGTTCGGCATCACCTGTGGTTGAACCAGATGGAAGCTTTGCAAGATTGTCAATTCTCTTACGCTCAACATCCAGCTCTGTTTTAGATGCTTTTGTTAAGAGATCCTGCCTTGCCTGCAAATCCGTAGTGCCCGCCCTGCCCTCTTTATAGCAAGTTTCAATTCCAGCTGCTATGGATTCCCGCACCTCTTTTCCATATCGTGCCTCTCTGATAGTGTTTAATTCATTCATAATATCTGACATACTCTAATCCTCCTTGCTTTCTTTCTGCCCTGTGATGCTGTCTTGTGTGTCAACAACCGATGTTGACTCTAACTCACTTTCTTTTGGTCTGCTGCAATATTCCATTCCCATCCCTGCCTTTTGGTATTTTTTTGTTTCGATTGACCAACTTTCAATAAGACCATTCTTTATATTTACAGTTGTTCTATCCACACTTGTAATGTTTCCGTCCTCCCAGGATAGGCCCGATATAAAAGATGTACTGCCATTTGCTGAGCATATACTCCAATTTTTAATCAGACCATTTTCAATGGTAATACCACCATTCGTGTTATCCGGAAATAATGTACCGTTTGCGCCATTGCGAATATATGGTGTTTCTTCTTTGCAAGTAGTCTCATCAATTCTTATAACCGGAATAATTTGTTTCGGATTATCCCGGTCCCGACATCCGAGTGTTACTTGGTCGCCCTGATCACACCATACTTCCAATCCTACACGTTCTGAAGATGTGTCTTTTACTGCTCCAATGCTGCCTACGTAGTTGCCGTTATCATTCCAGGCATAAAATTTCACCTGATTATTTTCTATATCCAAGGACTTGACACCGGAAGCTGTTGTTTGTGAAAATGTTCCGGTTATATGCATCTCACCTGTTTTCATGTTCCAAAAGGATTTATTCAATGCATCTTTTAATATACCTGCTGTTATCAGATCAGCAGATAACGATCCGGTTTTAATGAAATCAGCAACAATAGCACCATCCATTGTCATTGCAAGTCCATATGGACCATTTAAACCTGTTGAAGAATATCCAAGACCATTGATATTCCACCGCCAAACCTTCTGTGCTGTTGCCGGATCATCAGTGTCCATGATATAAAGCGCTCTTTTAGTCTTATACACATATCCTCCCATAGCGCTTATTATAAGAGCTGTTGCTTTATCCCTTGCTGCCTGGAGCATAGATTTTTCCTGTGGCAAGCTCTGTTCTAATGTCTTTACAGAGCTTGTAACCTGTTGTGTATATGTCTTCTTTAATGTATTACTCAAAACCACCGTATTTTTTTCCGGACTTTGCAAATATGTGGTTTTCTTCTGTAATGGAAATCTTGTATCCATTCCAAACGGATTTGCAAGAGTACGTACCACATCTCCAACCTCATATGTATCGATATCTGCATTTAGCATCGACATATCAACTGCGGTTATTTCAAGCGTCATGTTTTCATACTGATTACTCTTCAACCACTCCTCTGCTTTTTTCTTCAAATTTTCCGGGTCAGTCACATCATCCCAGTGGATCACTTTCCGAATCCATCCAAAGTGATCCACTGCATTTTGGATAAATACATAATCTTTACCATCGTTTACAGATTCTATTGTGGTATATGCATCCAATCCATCTATTACACTTTGGTCCAGTCTTGCGCCTAATGGAATAACTGCAGTTGCTATATCTGTCCCAGATGTACCACATGTAAAATCTAATAAGTTGTAACCGAACTGAATAGGCTGTGCACATACTTTTCCATAATTCTCAAGTGTAACCAAATCCAAATATCTTATACCGTCTTTCTTGCGAATACGCAAATAGCCACTTAATTGAACACATAATTTTTCCCGTAAATCTGTAAGTGTATCCTCTCTGTTAGTAAATCTGTATATACTGTCATTTGAATCTTTTACAGTCACTACTCCAACTTCAAATTGTTTTTCTTTCTCAACCTGGTTGTTGTGGATTGTAAGCAGATTAGTAAAAAACTGCAATGGGGTCTGGTTCTGGTACTTCGCCTGCGGCTGGATTGAATCATATAAAAAGGCAAGCTCTCCTACACACTTCACTTCCTTTTCACCTTTTAATACTTCACTGCATTCCCTTACCTGTCCGTTAAAAATTTCATTACCGTCTTTTAAAACCTGTACCATACTTACACGATTTTCAATCTTACTGTACAGTGGGTTCGTACAAAGAACAGTAAACTCGAATGTGCCTGCATCATTTAATGCCTGTGTCAGCGTTGCATCACAAATAACAGCCTCTTTATCATTCGGAAAATATAGTGTTTTTCCATCAAGTAAAACTTCATATATCATAGGTATGCTCCTCTGTAATTTATGGTTACAATTCCAGTTCCTGTAAAACTAAGAGTTATATCATTTTCTGCTACAACTATGGCCGGGAAACGATATGTACCATCCTCCGGCATATCATAAGTTCTTCCTGCATATGTCAGTTTTAATTCATTTACATTTTTTACGGTAAAAACTGGCACCTGCGGCATAATTCCGCCTATTAATACAAGTTCTTTATTGTATTCATTTACAGTGATTTCATTATATTCACGCAGTACTCCCTCTTCAAAGTCAAACGTATCCCAAAGCCATTCTTCAGCCGTATTATAAATATCATATTTAAATGATTCGGCTGTTCCACTTAAGGTTATAGTTCCAACACTTCTTTTTGATTTGCTACGGTCAACAGACAGCCTACATACATAATAGTGACTAAGGTCATTATCTACAATCACCTTGCATTTTTTTCCATGTATCATAGTGGCAATCCTAAACGTAACAACCTCCCATAAATCAAAATTTCCACGAAGAACAAACTCAAATGTTACATTGCTTCTATCCTCATATAATATCCTGCCAAACACCTCCGACAAATCAATATTGCCAGAGGCGCCTGGTACCGAAATATAATTGGTTTTTGGGCTCGGGAATGGAATCTTAAGTGCTGTCATTTTAAGTCCTAATTCACTTGTATGAAATGCATCAGTTTCTGTCATTATTTTAATTCCAAAGTTTCCCATATACTCTCCTTATGTTCTCACTGTTGCAAAATCGCCCAATGCAGCATCTACGTGAGGTGCTATAATCTTTCCTGCTCTCTTGCCATCAATATTTACACTCATGCCTTTTAGTGCCCTTGCTGTAGCCTGTGCCTGTGCATCATAATCATATACCGCATTGTATGTGGCTGCGTATGAACCGCTTCCAACAAAGTTTGCTTTCATTGTAGAGGCGTTTGCCTTAATAGACTTATTAAGCGTATCGTAAGGATTATAGTCTGCTATAGGTTCATCCATGCCGGCTACGCACATTTCTCCAACCCACTTAAATTTACGTGACGGAGAGTGGATGCCAAGCGCATCCTTGAATCCTTGTAACAGTTTTCCTGCGAGGTTGCTGACTTTCTTTGTCAGTCCACTCCATGCTCCTTTGATACCTTTCCAAAGACCTGATACTATATTTTTTCCTGTACTCATAATTTTGTTCGGGAGATTTGCAAGTCCGTTGACTACCGAATCGAACAGTCCTTTTGCGGCTGCTTTTCCTTTTTCTCTCATGTTAGAGCCCCATTCTACAACCTTGCCAAGCGCAAAGCCTATCCAGTAAGCTATCTTATCCGGAAGCTCTGATATGAACTCAACTGCTGCAGTTACCATGTCTGATATAGCCGTTGTAACTGTTGTGTATACGTTCTGTCCCCACTCCAGGAGTTTTCCGGGGAGTTCATTGAACCAGTCAAATATAGACTGGATAAAGTTTGGTATGGTCTCTGTGAAGAAAGCAACTATATTGTCCCAGCTTTCTCCCATTCCGTCCTTTACGAAATTTATAACTTCGGTTCCCAATCCAAGCCAATCGTAATTAACAAAAGCTTCAACTATCGCGGCTATTATCTGCGGTATTGCCGCCAGTATATCCGGTATGCATGATAAAATTCCCTCAATAAGCTGTAATAGAAGCTTAAGACCACACTCAATGAGTACAGGGCCATTATTTAACAGTCCCTCTACCATGGACTGGATAATTCCCGGCAGATTCTGCAGTAGCACCGGCACAGCCTGTGTAATTCCGTCTATCAGGTTGCTGAGCAGGTCAGTTCCCCATTTGATAAACTCCGGACCGTTCTCCGCCCAGAAAGAATTAATATTTGAAATCAGGTCTGTAATTATCTGGACTATGTTTGGCAGGTTTTCAGCAATTCCGTTTACAAGAAACTCTATGAGTTCTTTGCCGGCATCTATAAGATCCGGTGCTGCATTTACTAGCGATGTAACTATTGTCTGGATAAGCCGTGAAGCAAACTCAACAATCTTTGGCAGTGCTGACACCAGCCCCTGTACAAGCTGTACCACAAGCTGTGTAGCATACGAAATCAACTCCGGAAGATACTGCATCAGTCCCTGTCCCAGTGCCGATACCATCTGTATTCCCGCGTTTATCAGTCCCGGAAGAGTCTGCATTATAATCTCCGGTACCTTCTGTACTATGACCGGAAGCAGTTTCTCTATCAGTTGTCCCAGTCCTGTTAGTGCTATCTCTATACGAGGAAGCATGTTCTCAACGGCTGTGGATGCAGTATCAACGAAATTCTGTACAAGTGTATCAAAATCTGCATTATCGTCTGCCATTCCAACAACAAGGTTCTCCCACGCTGCTTTTGCACTGTTTAATGAACCCTCAATAGTGGTTGCAGCTTCCTTTGACGTGGTGCCGGCAATGCCTAAGCTCTCCTGCATTACAGAAATAGCATTTACGATATTTCCAAACGACAGACTGCTTTCATCTACAGTCACACCAAGTTTCTGCTGTACATCAGTCATCTGTGAAGCATCCTTGATGAGTCGCTTCATTTCTTCCTGTGTACCGCCATATCCAAGCTTTAAGTTGTCAAGCATGGTATAGTTTTGTTTCGCAAAGCCCTGGTATGCATTCTGGATATCACGCATGTTGGTACCCATCTTGTTAGAGTTGTCTGACATATCCGTGATAGCTCTGTCTGCATAGCTTGCGGCTTTTTCGGTGTCTCCTCCGAGTGACTGTATAAGGCTTGCACTGAAGCTTGTTACAGTCTCCATATAATCATTAGCTGAAAGACCTGCAGTCTTGTATGCGTTGTTAGCATTGTTGAGCACAGTGGTCTGTGCTGTCATCAGGGAGTTATACTTGCTCTCTATCTCTCCCACTGTCTTGCCTGTGGACTGTGCATATTCTTCCATGCTCTGTCCGCCTGCTCCAAACAGTGTCTCAACTCCTCCGACCATCTGCTCAAAGGTTGCATATCCTTCCACTGACTTCTTTACCAGTGCAGCCGCCGCCGTGGTACCTGCTGTGACTGCAGTTCCGACTGCTGCCGCCCCTACCTTTGCAAAGGTTCCAACCTTGGCCGATGCTCTGGATACCATACTGTTCATGTCCGATAGCCCGGGCTTAAGCTGGCTGTTGTCCAGCAGTGTTTTAATTATTAATTTTGGGTCGCTCATTGCCAGCTCCTTTCTTAAGGCTCTGGCTCTAAGGCTCCGGCTCTATCTATCCTTCAAAGTACTTTTCAAACTCTTCATCTGCAGCTTTTTCTTCCTCCGTCTCCTCATATGGAGGCATCCAGGCATCTTTGAGTGCACGGTACATCTGCGCCTCATTTTTTATTTTCTCGCCCGTATATGCACGGTACCCCATGATTGCCGACAGCCTTGTGCTGTCAGGAAGCCCATTCATGAGTGCAAGGAACTTGTGCCAGTGCATGTCCGTAGAAATAAGGTCTATGTGATATGCCTGCATGAATGCAGCATAGATGTAATCTCCGTCTATGTCGTAAAGCAATACATCTTCCCCATTATCGTGCTCGTAATGTGGCACTACATTCTGTGGAAAAGCAAATTCAAGGATTCCTGAATAATCATCAGCCTCTGAAAATGCCGGGATGTCGTTCTCAAACAGATATTTAATATTCATGACTCCCCTGTATCCCATTTTCTTCCACGCTTTAAAATCCTGTGTAAATCTGATCCATACTCTGTAATCTGTCTTTATTAAAAAAGCTCTGCCACCAACCACGATGGCATCCGGCAGAGCTTTGCTTGTTATATTAATCATTTTCTTTGAGGGCTCCCTGAAGCTTGTCCATGCCCTCTGCGATGTTTAACATCTGCTGAATCATAGGGTTTCCGAGCACCTTAAGGTTTTCTTTCGCGACTGCTTCCCTGTCGGGCCTTGCAAATCCGTCAAGAACACCTCTATATGCGGCATCTATTTCGCCCAAGTCCATCTCCGCGATATTTGAGATGTCGTTAGACTCGAAGATTTCCTTTGCGTTGTCTTCCCCCACCATTTCAGTAATGAAATTAAGCTTATTTTCATACTGTGTCCTGGTGGTGATTTTTGAATCCCTGCAGAGCTTCTTGATTTTTTCAATCTTCTCCTCTACTGCAAGAGTCTTTTTCGGAAGCTCGTACTCCCTGTTATGAATCTGTAATGTGTATTCCATGTTTTTTCACCCTTTCTTTATTTATCTGCTGTGAATGTCGGTGTGCCGTCCGTCATGGTGGCTGTTCCGTTTGTGATTCCACCGCCGAAGATGATCTTAAAATCAAGCTTCTTGTCAACTGCTGCCAAATCCTGCATTGAGATAGTGCTGTCTGTCTCCCAGGCTTTGTATCCTCCGTCTGTTCCAGGCTCCTGCATGAATACAATCATACACTTTGTATGTGCAGCGTCTCCGGTTCTGCGCTCATAATAATACGGCCACATCATCTCATAGTCTTCAGAGCCTTTGTACATAACAAGGTTCTGGTCAATAGATGGCTTATAATCCTCCACTTCTGTAGTCGGTGACTCGTCAGCAATATAGTCATATTCTGTTTCAACCGGGTTCATCGACAGCGTGAGAGCGTCAGATTTCTTGATTCTGACGTACTTTGTGCCGTTATAAAGAAATAATGCAATTTTATGTTTTTTTACCAGCTCCAAGGCTGTCTTTGCTGCTTCTGGCATCGCTTTACCTCTCTTTCAAATATGTTAATTTTATTGTTACCTGATAAATAGCACTCGTATCCTCCTGTGATGTGATGGATGCCGAGTCTGATATGCCTATTTCAAGTGCCGTCATGCCCTCAGGCAGTTCGGGATAGTCCTCTTCAAGCTCTTTCTTCTCAATCCATTCTGAAAACTCATCCAGCGACGCGTTATTTTCTATCCTCACATCGTCTTCCTGTGTAGGTCTCCTTGCAAAGAGGTTATAGTACTCTGTTATCTGTCTGCTTCCGTCCTGGAACTCAATCTCGCTTCGTTCCGGTGTCTTGTACAGGCTGTATGCGCTTATATCACCCTCAGGTGACTTTATGAAGTCCGTGAGGATATCTGAAAAATCCATGCCCTCATACCTTTTCAGGTACTCTGTGAGGCATTGGCCTATCGTTTTAGTGGTCTCCCATCTGTTCGGCAATCTTCTGTGCTCCTTTCAGTATCTTCTCGCGTCCGCCACCATTCATCATATGCTCAAACCAGTATGCTGTACGACCAGCCTGATGGTGCATCGGTATATAGTACTGCTTTCTCGCATACGGCATGTTGTAGACGATTTCACCGCTTCCAATAGTTGTATTAAGAACTCCGTTGTCTCTGAGTGCACCTGTATCAAACGGTACGAACGGATCCATTCTTCTCAAACACTCTGAATCAATATACTGCTGCACCGGTCCGTTTGTATCTATGCCGTATTTTTCCACGGTCTTTAAGTATGACGGCCAGTCTTTCATCGATAAAGCAAATTTAAATGTTCCACCCACTATCTGCACACCACCTTGTAATGCTTTAGCAAATCACCCTCTGTATTGTCTGAGAGTGATATTATTGTGCCGGATTTCTGATAATCCGCCTGAAGTTGTGATATCCTGTACTCCTGTGATATTTCTTTGAAGCACTCTCCGGCAACTATGATATCTTTGTTTCCTCTCGGGTTAAATGTGAAATAGCCCTCTATTTCGTCCGCAGAGAGCTTTGAGTATTCCACTGCATCAATATATGCCTTTGTTCCGAAATCGGCTGTATCCGGCACAATAACCGTCAGAATCGGTGTGTAAATGACTGCCCCGCTCTGGCTTACCGTCCTGTCAGAAGAGTAGTGGTACTCTACTCCATATATGACTGTTCTCTTCCAGATATCTTTTCCGTCACTGCCCTTATGTGCGTTGTAAACTGTTATGGTCTTGTCATTCACTAAAATGCACCTGCCAATCTGGTTCCTATGCCATTGTAGATGATTTCATCTATGGACTGCTGCACCTGTTCGGGGTTTGTGATGGCATATGATTCAGAATATCCGTTATTATTCACGGATGTGACTGCTCTGCCTGCTGCTGCAGACTGATTTGTCCAAAGGAAATTGCACAGCTTAAATACTGTGTCCTGTGCCCTGTTCTCCGGAATCTGCATATATGGCTTTACAATCCTGTTGTATTCTGCTTCTGCCTGTGCCTCGACAGCTTCAAACTGTCTCTGCGGCACCACTGTAGGAAAATGGGAGCTGTAATACTCCCAATTGATAATTGACATATTATAGCTCCCTTCTTTTTACGCTGCTTTCTTGTCGAGAATCTTGATACCTGATAACTTACCGGCCATCTTGCTGTTTTTGAGGACAGCTCCGGCAATAAGCTCTACCTCACCCTTCTTTACTGCTCCAGGAGCTGAAAGATCAGGAAGATATGTCTTAAGCATCTTTGAGCCATCCACTGAAATACCATGGAAAGCGTCAAGACCAAGCTTTGCGGCATAGATGCTTGTTGTTCCATATGCTGACTCTGTTGGAGCAGTTGTGTCTACAACATCCACTGTCTTTGCGCCGTCATAGTACTGTCCGGCATCTAAAAGAGCGATTCCGTTATATGTCTCTACATAGTTACCGAAATCATTCTTTGTTCTGTCGTAGTATCCGGCTCTTCGTGCTGCTGCCCTGATCTTTGTGAGCATCTTTGTGTTCATCATAAGGATATCAGGCTTTGCAGCGAGTAATGCGATAAAAGCATCAAGCTCATCAAGCAATGCGTTATAATTGCTGTTCATTGCTGCTGTTGTTGAAATATCTACATCTGTCGAAGCCTCTGTCGACTTTCCTGCAAGGATTTTCTTTAATCCGTCGAAAGTATTTGGAATATATCCTGTTCCTGACGCTGCAGATGTTCCGTTAATTACAAGATTGTGGAAATAGTTCGCTCCTGCGAGCGTTTTCTGCTTGATCTGGAAATCAAGCTCGTTAATCGCTCCTGATGTCTGAGCGATTACACGGTCGATTTCAAATGAACCGCCGAGAATAACAGGGCTTGCTGTCTGTTTGGTTCTCTTTGCCTCATTCGGTGTGTATTCCTGGTTGATCTGACGGATACCGGCTGTTGATGGTGTCTCAAGTCTCTGGTATCCATATACCAGATTACTTCCACCTGTCGGTGAAATGGTATCGTCAAATGTAAGCTTATCAAGTAATACCGAGTCTCTTCTAAACTCGTCAATTACCTGCTGGTCGATTTTATCGGCATAACCGACTTTTGCCTCTGCAAGTGTAAGTGCCATAGTCTTTCTCCTTTACTTTTTGTAATATTCTTTGAGGGCACTTGAGATACTATCTGTGGTATTCGGGTGACTGCCATCTCCAATATTTCCAATTGGATTTCCTCCTCCCTTAACCTGTGGTTCAGGCTCTCCAAACAGCATCTTACTGTCCTCTGCCTCTGTGAGCTTCTTAATAGCTGCGGCAATGTCCTCTTTCTGGTTCTTTGACTGCATAAGCGTATCAACATCCAGTAATGCGGTAATTGCCTTTGCATTCTTACCATGTGCGCCTGTGATGGCATCTTTTATCAGATCATCAAAGTCTCTCTGAGCTTCCTTGTCTTTATATTCCTTCTCAATGCGTACGTTTTCTGCTTTCAGGCCGTCAATCGTCTTATTGAGTTCTGTCACATCCACGTCTTTGAACGCATCCAGCTTGGTCTGCAGGTCTTTCATGGCATTATCATTGGCCTTGATGGTCTCATTGGCCTGGTTCAGGCTTTCAACCTGCCTATTGTAGTCATTAACTGTCTTGTAATTCTCAAGAACAGACTTCTCAAAGTCCTTTTTCTTGTCCTCCGGCATCTCTATGCCAAAGTCTTTCATGATCTTAAAAATGTTCTCCATGGTATCCTCCTAAAATAATTTATTAACCGCATTTTCTGCGGTAGGGAATCGGAAAGAGCAGGATTGCACTGCTGCCGGCTGAAAAAACGGATTGAAAAAAGTACCGACATGCCCTCAGGATGCACCTTTCCGCTAAAATATAAAAAGAGCCAAATAACTAAATCACTTGGATCTAATTATTTGGCTCTTGGCTCTATTGTGATAATTGATTCTTTTTTACATCTCTTGCAGTATCCCGGGAAATTCCTCAGCCTTGTATCATTTCGATACTTTATCATCTTCGGATATCCACATTTAGGACACCTGTACCAATATTCTTCTGTGGACATTTACTCACCCCTTAGTCTGAGTATATCACATTGTCCTGAATATTCAAACAACTTTATATGCCCGGAGTATTTTATTTTACTCCTTTGGCAGCTTTGTTAATCAAAATTTATCATCATTCCGCACTTATCGCACTTGAAATTATGTGTTGTTTTTGGATCATGTTCAGTTCTAAATATTCCGGTTTTGCACTTTGGACATATAACCTCTTTACCAGCTCTTAACTTCTCAAAATCTATCTCGGGTTTTTTCATTTCGGCTTCCTCCATTTATATTCCGGATATCTCTGTCTTACCGACTTAATAATATCTATTACAGAATTACATTTTCCAAATCAATATCAAGACCAAACTCTTTTAAGTCAGCATCTCTTGCTTTAAGCTCATTCTTAATGGTGTCTAATACCTCATAATAAGCCATTTTCCTGCCTTTGTAAAAATCATCTTCGGGATTTTCTTTTGCCTCTGATATTGCATCGTTTGCATTATCCAGCACTCTTGAAACTATGTATTTAAATTCATCACTCATCATAATCCCCCCTGTCTTTCAATTCTTTAATTCTATCATTTATAGATTGATTAAAATTTCTGATTTCTTTATTCCAGTGTTTAATCAGCCCTTTTTGTTCTCTCTCGTCTTTATTATCCCAGTCCGAAACATATGCTTGTGGATTTGATATTTTATCTTCATGTTCAGCTATACCGGTCTGATACTTTCTAATCGCTCTTTTAAGAGAATTTGAGCTTTGATTTACTATATCTTTCTCTGCAAAATACTGCAGGTTCAATTTCATTGTACCATCATTTGCAGTATTTTCAAGCTTATTTTTAATAGCTGTTGTTTCTGTTTTTGTAGCATTATGTGCTTTTATCGTCTCCGTCCTGTTAAGATCACTGCTGCCCTTTACCACTCTCAGCCTGTTATCTTTCGGGCTTATCCCCACCTTGCGAGAAAACTTGTGATATTCCTTCACCTGCTTCTTTATCTGTGACTGCAGGTCTCCTGTCTCTCCGCCTATGGACCTCACGGCTTCAACTTCTCTCTTGGTGGCTCTTATCCTTCTCTCCATAGCTCTCTGTTTCTGTGTGGCTGAGTAATAATCGTACATTTTGCCGTTATATTCTTTCGGTTCCGGTTCATCCGGCCATGTGTTCGGTTCGCTGATGCCCTCGAAAAACGGATAGAATATATGACGGCAGTTTACTCCGCACAATCCGTCTGCTTCCCCATAGTGGCACTCTGAGAATGGTGGATATTTCTTATTCTTTCCGGAGCGTGAGTATATCTTGCCCTGCCAGACGGCATGCGATGGACGCGCTCCCCAGTGTTTTGACACTTCTACGAGGTCCGTGTTCATAATATCACAGTTTCTGTTGCTTATCCTTGCTGAAAGCTGGTGGGCTGATGTTCTTACACACATTCTTACTGCAGTATCAAGCTGATAAGTGCGTCCGCTGGCATAGTCTACACTTCTCAAACCGCTCTTTGCCATCTCCCGAACTGCCTGTTCTACTGCTGCATCATAGCTCATTCCTCCTGATACCATATTCATCAGAGCTTTATCCAGTGTACGTATATATGCATTCTCAAGACTGGTAAAGTCATGAGGTCCTTTGAATCCCATTGTCCTTGTGAGGTTCTTTAACGTACCCTGTGTGTCTATGCTCATCTCCTCTATGAGCTTTACTATGCTTGAGTCCTTTGTGAGTGTCTGCCCTGCCTGATGCCACGCATACAGGTCACTATTAAAAGACATATCTCCGGCTTCGGCTATTATCCGGTCTCCTGCCTCTTCCGCTTCCCTCTCCATCTGCCTGATAGCTATCATGACATCCCTTTTATACTGCTTTGTCTCATTTGCCACCATCTTTTTGTATTCCGGGTCTGCATTGAGTATTCTCATGACTTCAACACGGATTTTCTGTGTATCGTATCCGGCGCGTCTTAAAGCCATGACCTGAAGCTCTGCTGTCTCTGTGAATCGCCCTGTCTTCTTGATTCGCCTGGCAATATCTGCTATTATATCCTGCTCAGATGCCTGTATGAGTGCAGCACCTTTGTCTCCAAGCATCTCCAACTGGTTCTCTGTCAGCATTTAGTACCTCCTAGTCCTCCTCTTCCGGATCCGGCTCCTCCTGTGCGCTGTCCAATATCTTCTCTGCCTCGTCTCTTTCAATATTCAGGCTCATCATAAGGTATCTGATCATAAACTCAGGTATATCGGAAAACGACATTGCATCAGCTCTCATGTTGCTCATCTGTGTGGTCTTATCCTCGACATATGAATCATCAAAATCTATGCAGACCTCTTTATCTATGTCGTATGATGTCTCAAGAAACGTATTGGAAAACCACAATACAGCCCTTATTATGCCGGTGATATAGTCTACTGCCTCTTTGCGCTGCTTATTCAGCTCCTGCATGGCATCCTGACGCTCTCCGATATACTCCGTTGCTGTCTTAATCTGTCCGTTCTCGAAGGTGTACTTTTTGGAGCCAAAACCAAATGTCATGGAAAAGAGGCTCAGGCACAGTTCAAATGACTTTGTAATCTCATCAACTCTTATCTGCGGATTATACTCCTGTATTATGCTCTTTGCCTCCGGGAGCTTTTCGCCCAGGAATACAAATAATTTCTTCAAAAGAGAGCTCTTTTCTCTCATCTTGCCTGTCTCAGGGTCTATTCCTACAATTGCCTCATTCGTGAGTACGAGTTTTTCACCCTTTTCAAGGTCTGTGGACAGTATCATGTTGCAGAGATCTATTTCCTTTAGTGTCGGTATTGCTCCGTACACCTTTGGATATCCAAATCCATCCATGTACCGGATATTATTGACCTCTGCCACTCTCATTACTGCAAACGGCTTTACGTCTCCCAGTATTATCCAGTAAGATGACAGCTCTTTTCCGTTCTCATCGAATACAAATGTATCTGCACGGTAATTTCCGTCCTCTCCTCTGGTGAACATGACCATTGTTGTCCTCTTTTTATCTCCCTGATAGTCATTCGCTGAGAAACATGCCTCTATTACATCATCATTTTTCACCAACAAAGGTGTATAGTTCTCTGCATAACAGTATGTTATGCGGATTTTTCCGCCTGTTGCCTTGCCATTATCAAGATATATGGCATCTTCCAAGCGTATGTATGCTGCTACTGTTCCTGTCGCACTCATATGTTCAAGCTGTTTACGGTACATAACGTCGAATCTGTTATCACCCAGTATCTTGTTGACTGCTGCCGTCTGCTCTTTCGTGCCCATGTTTATATTTATGATTTCACACAGGTTGGCATCATCTGCGCATCCTCTCTTGGCAAAGCCCATACGTTCTATCTCGTACTGCTCGCCCTGTATGGTGGTCCTTTTATGGAAATCGTCTATTATCTCATTCCCATACCACATATTCGCCACATTGATATAGCCGTATGGCTTTGTATTTACCCTGTATCCCATTTTCTTTATCTTTGCCTCAACACAGCTTTCCATCTGTTTCCTCCTTATCTGTCTAAGTCTATATACTCTATAAAATTAAGCATTGTGTAACACAGCGCATCCCACCAGTCATTACAGTTGCCTATATTCTTGTCCTCCGGTATGTTTGGGTGCTTCTCATCCCACTTGAGTGTGCCTATTGCCTTTCTTAGGTTCACACACCTCTTATGTACTTTCATTCTGCCGGTATTGAGCAGTAAATCTACAGTCCTCGGTCTCTCTGATATCTCATTCTTACGGCATCCTGCTATATGGTCATACGGAAGTCCCTCTTTTTTTGCTGCGCTTCGCAGCGAATTTATCATTGTTGTGCTGGCAGAGTCCGGAAATGTCCAGTCTATCCGCTCATACTTTGCTGCACATCTGCGATAAAACTCTATATACTTGTCGCAGATGTTATTGGCATCTATATCCGGGGACAGCTTCAGATAGTCCTCTTCCACAGGATAAATAAAGTGATACCCTCTGAAATACAGTGAACACACCATTGTGGTCATGGATCCATTACCTCCGAAATCCATGCCTATTACAACCTTGCTTGGTCTTGGAAACAACTCTCCGTACTTGTCATATTCCAATATTGAGTCATCACACAGATATGGGATATTATTCTCTGCGAATTTACGGAATATAATGCCCTCTGCTACAGCTCTCTCACCTTTTATATCACGTTTGTACCACACAGTGCCTTTTTGGTATGTTTTAAGGACCGTCCTGATTTTCTCATCAGACATGCTCATGTTATCTACCAGGGTGAAATGTCCATAGTTATATCCGTAATTTTCATCATTCGCCTGCTGCTCCTCATGGAATTTCAGTATTTCGGTATAATACCAGTGTTCCTCTTCTTTCGGGTTCAGGTCATGGAATATCTTACGGTCTGTACTAGAGAGTGTTCGGTCAAATACCTCTTTCAGAAATTTCTGATGACATTCATTTGCCTCTGTGACATATGCCATTCCGTATGTGTTACCCTTGATAAGCTTCTCATCTCCGTCTTTTCCTCCTCCGGACACGAGCACTATCTTCTCTCCGGTCTTTGTCTGGACATATACACAGTCCCTGTCCTTGTATTTGCCCTCTCTGCATCTGCCCTCGAAGTAATTGAGCAGTCCATAGCCATCACAGTCCAGTATATTCAGCTTGGCCGTGGCACTTGATACTCCTGCCACTAAATGAATTTTATTCTTGTGGGTTTCCAGCATGGTGCAGAAGATCAGCGTTGCGAGTACGTTCTTTCCTCCTCGCTTGCCTCCTTCGGCAACGTTGAACCAGCAGTTAAAGCTCCTCAGGAAGTATTCATATTGTCTTTCACTCAGTGGTGCCGGTCTGTTCACTCTCCTCATCCCCCTCCAAGTCCTCTATCTTCCTGTTTGGTACCGGATTTTTCAATACATCCGTTATTATCTGCATATTGGCCAGTATCTGCTCTGCAGAATTATCCTTTACCTCTGCCCGCTTCTTGTCAAACTCAGCTTTGTATTTATCATCCGGATGCATGAGAAAGTACTTAGTCAGCCAGTCTATTGCTTTCTGCTTATCATATAGGCTCAGGCTGATATCTCCTTTTACCGTTTTCGCCTCTCTCACGAGCTGGGTATCTGTCTGATCTGAGTCTTTCCAGACGATTTTATCGCCCTTTATCGTGTAATAATCTCCTGCATCCGCAAACGCTATCCTCATCTGCAGTTCTACGAAATCGGACTCTTTTGCCAGCAACTGCTGCCTCTTTAACTCTGTCAGGTGCTCTATTTCACTTTTTACCTCCACATTTCTCAACAATTCATATCCATGTGCTCTTGCTGTATTCAGGGAACATCCATATGCCTTCTGATAGCTCTGTGTGGCATTGAATGTCTGGCTGTAAAAGAGGCAAAATAATTTTTTTCTTTCATCTAATGCCGGATTTTCGGTATTATCGAGCGCCTGTTCTTTTTCTGTTTCATCAGAGACTGCTGCACCTTTGATTTTTTGTGTGCACACTTTTTTATTTTTGTGTGCACACTCTTTTTTTGCATCTCTACTATTACGTTTTTCCCTTACCCAGTTATATCTCTGCTTCCAGCTCTTCACGGTGTTGACGCTTGTCTCGTACTTTTCTGCTATCTCTTTGTACTTCATTCCTGCGATGTAATCCAGCTCTGCCTGCTCATATTTTTCCACGTCCTCACCTCGCTTTCTGTATGTCTATATCACTTTGGTTTTCCACTGCTTCCAAAATACCATGATGCAAAATTATCACGATTTTTCTTGTACCACCTGTCGTATGTTGATGTCCTTGACGATGTATATTCATCATCTGCTTTCCTGACAGTTTTCTCTGCCTTTACCGGTGCCACCTCTTTGCGACGCTCGTTAAGTGCATTTCTTGCTTCCCTGGTTGCCTTGGCTTCGTTGTATAGCTTTGGATTCTTTCTCAGCTCATCTGCATTTTTCAGTGAACGTATTTTATAATTAAGGACAGTGCTCTTATCCATGAGATAGTTGCCTGCCTTTTCAAGTTCTTCTCTCGTGGTGAATTGCTTGGCAAATTGTTCACCGGTTAGCTTTCCGGAGTCAATGTCATGCAACTTGCTTTCCATCTTTGAGTTTTTGATATATCCATCTTCTCCCCCGGTCTTTCGTTTGGCGCCATTGTACATAAAGCGGGCTTGTTTTTCGCCAGGTGCTGTATTTGACCATCCTCCACCAATGCCACTGCTGCCGCCTCTGCCGCCAAAATATTGTAGGTTTATATCCATATGCTCTCCTTCCTAGAGATTTATGTACTTATACCCGTTTTTCTTGGCATATTTGACCGCTTCATCTCTTGTCTTAAAGCTCAATCTCACATCGTCTTGTGTTTTTATAGGTTTTTTATGATAATTTCCATCTTCATCCCAGTTCATCAGTACATTTCTTTTGCCTGTCATGTAAAAACTCTCTCTGGTCGCCCTGCCGTGTTCGTCCGGTTCTTTCATCCTCGTTATCGCGACTGTCCCACCTAAACCGCCACTGCTGCCACGTCCTCCAAAATACTGCAAATTCATTACCATTGTGCTACCTCCGCTTTATGGAACTTCTCACTGAAGCTCTCTATGTGTACTATATTGCCTTTACATTCCTCCGGTACCCGGCCATAGAATATGATCTGCGCCGGATCCAGTCTTTTTATCATTTCCTCGTATCCCTCCAAGAATATTTTCTTTCTCTCTTTGCTGTTTTGTGTTCCCAGTGAGCTTATCGCTACAACGCTCTGTGTAGGTTCTCCATCAAAACACCACTCAAACGACTCACTGCTGCTCCAGCATATTGTTGGAATTACCTTTATTCCGCTCTCCTGCCAGTAACGTGCAATCCAGTGCTTACGATAGTGGTTATATATCTGCATCGCCATTGGGAAATCTGTGTACAGGCTGAAATCAGGTGACAGCACGTACCTGAAGCGTCTAAGCATTTCTATGTATCTGTCCGGATATGTCCACACCCGGTTAAATTGATAATCGTCCAGGAAGAAGTGTACTGCTTTATTCTCCGGATGCTTCTCACTCTTGGCATAATTAAATCCTATGAAATCAGCCTGTTCGAATTGTGTTTGGTCTATTGCCGGGATATCATATTTCCCCTCTCCCGGAAATCGCATTATCTGGATATTCTCATAGTTTCTCGTCTCTCTATACATTTTTCCTCCGTAAAGAAAAAGAGCCATACACCAGCCGATTTCTCGGTTAGTATATGGCTCTTGGCTCTCTATCGTCATTATATCATTTTGTCCTGCTTTTTGCTACTTCTTATGTACGCTGTGGATGCATGTCTTGTAGTATTTACATGCCGGTGTGCAGGCCTTATCAGGTTCATATGCACATCTTATAGGTTCTATGGGTTTTATTCCGCTGTAAGTCCTGCTGTTCAACTGCTGCCTCCTTCCCATAATTGTTACCTTGTTACGATACCGATAGTCCGTGCAACAAAGTCAAGCTTTTCTGAGTCTGAAAGATCGCCAATGGACTGAACAGTAATCATTCTGTCCTGCAGCACTTTTTCTCTGAACTTATATCCTTCGCAATATGCGTGGGATATAAGTTTTACTAAGTCTTTACGTTCAAGAACATATCGCGGCGGATCAGCACAATAAGAAAATCCGCAATTTGATTGATGCAGGATATTTAGCGTATCATCCACGCTTAACTGATTATTAATATTTAGTTTGTTTATCATTACAAGCACCATTCTTTCTACTTACTGCCTTTAAAATTAATTATTTGTTAAATTTTACAGATATGCTATTCCTCCTTTCGGTATCTACCCTAAACATATCAATTATCAAGTCTTTTAGCTATGTACAAATATCTATTTCCATTCTCTCTACCTCTCAATTCTTGTGGTATATAAAGTCAATATGAAAAAGCAAAAATGTGATTCTCATTATCCAATCACCGGTGTTCATCTCCACTCTTTCAATCGCAAGCGGGAATGCTATCGAGTCAAATTTAATCAATTTATTAAACATTTTTTCCACCTCTCAATTCTTTCTGTTAATCTCTCCATTACTGCTCCTTTCCATAATTGTTACCTTGTTACGGTAAATGTATTTATTAAGTCGTATGGGATATTGTATTCTCCGCTTTCAACTCCAAATCTGACATAATATGTAAGCAATCCATTTTTCTTTTCATAATAATCACAGTAATGTTCTTCTGTTCTTCCATCACGAAAGAAAATTTTAATCATATAACCACTTGTCATGTCATCCTTCTGAGGTAAAGGGAGCTGGGTAAGGGCTCCCTTGTGTATAAATGGCTTACAAATCAGTTCTCGTGATATAAATTAATTCGCATGCCCGGTTTCTTTCGCTTTCGCAGGTGTTTCAACCTAAAGCTCGTAATGTGGTGTCTCTATCCAGTAGAAATCCACTCCTGAAAGGAGTCTTAAGACCTCAGGCTCCGGCTTGTAGGCAGGATTCGTAAAGCATATTCCGACTGCCATCTCGTCGTTGTATGAGATAAGCCAGTCATCATGCACGGCAAAGGTGCTTGGTGGATTTTCGTTTTCACGGCACTTGTCCGGGTTGACTATGGCCAAGCGTGCATCGTTGATGAGACGCGCCCCGCCCGGTGTTTTAACTACCGACATCATGTTATCGTTCTGCATGATTTTAATTGGTGAAATAAAGGCTTCCTTCGTGTCCTCTGCCATATCCCACAGGAGAGGTTCTCTTTCGGTCTCAAACTGTGGGTCGTGTCCTTTCTGGTATGTCATGAACTCGCCCTTTTCCGGTGCAAGACCGCAGGTTTTGATTATGGTCCCTAAAAATTCTTTTGTGATTTTTGTTTTGTCGGCCTCCACCATCCAGCCGGTACCGTTTAGGATGTACATGCCTTTCTCTGTGAGACCGAACTTGACGCCCCACGATTTATAATCAGCTTTTAAGATTTTTTCTAGTTTTGCACAATCTATAAACATTCTGCTCCTCCTATTCCGGCTATATAAAACATGTCCTGATGCAGGATGCATGTGTTAAATCCGTGTCTTTTTACTACTGTGAAGTATTTCATTACATCGACTATTTCAAGCGTTTCTTTGCCTGTAGGCTCATCATCCTCACGCCCTCGCTGATCTGCTCTTATTCTGCGATAATCTACGCTGACGGTTCTCTTGCCCTGTAGATAATCTATAACCTGCTGCCTTATTTGCTTAATAGACAAGCCGTCTATCGGTTCTCGTGCTGCCCGGTTGAGGTCTTGCGCGAATACATTGCTTTTGCTCATCATATGCCTCCTAACTTTGTGCTTTTCCATATCTGTCAACCTCGTCGCGGAGCCATTGTCTGATTTTCTCCGGAAAAATTAAATCTGATGCCAATAAGCGGCCACTGTGATGCTCCTCTGCTATGTAATCAGCCAATTTTGCCACCGTAAGAGTGTTCATATATTCTCTTCTTGTCATGCATGCTTCTACGACTTCTATCTCCGGCTTTTCATCCTCTGTCTCGGGCTCATTTTCCTCTATGCTTGGGGCTTCATTTTCTTCTTTTTTGGTGCTCTTGGGCTCTGATTTTTCAAGGATTTGTGGGGATTTTTGCGCCGGCGCAATTTGTTCTGCAAGGCTCTTTTCTCCTGCCTGTTCCTCTGGCCTGTCTGCAGGCCCTTTATTATCCTCTCTGCAGTCTGTATCTCTGTCGGTGGAATCATCCTTTTGCTCTTCTCCTGCTCCAGGAGCTGGCTCATTATCTGCCATGCTTCCCGGTTCAGCCTCTTCGACCTCATCAGTGCCAGCTTCTCCAACTGCTGCATTGTCATTCTTTGACTCAGGAGTTTTTGCTGTAGTATGCTCTCCTGTCGGCTCATTGTCCTGTGCTTCATCGTCTCCTCCAAAATGGTTTTGCCATGTCTGGGCGCCTGCTGCATCCTCATCAAAGATAGCGCGCATAAGTTGGTAGAACTCCCACCATGTCATGTTTTTAGGTGCGTCTCCGAACTTCTTGATTGCGACGCGGTCCTCGTACATCATCATGAAATATAAGCCCTTTTTGAATGAGCGGTTTCCGGCCGGATTCACGATTTCCGCGAAACGGTTCATTGACTCCTCATCAAACTCATTTGAGTACACCTCATTGAGGATATCCTTGTTGTCCTCAAAGAATTTCTCTATCAACTGGCTTGTGTCGTCTGCCACACCTGCTGCTGGCTCGGTCTTGTTAAATCTCTTGAGCTCTCTTATGTCCTCTCTTGATGCCTCGGGCTGTATCATCTGCCTGTCAGAGTCGGGGAGCTTGAGCATCTCCTCAAGCTGGCTCCTTCCAAGGTCCGTATACTCCGGTCTCAAGTGTTCTGAATATCCGTCAATCGAGTATTCGCGGTTGATGCTCATAAATCGGCTTGTGGTGGATGCCTCAAGTCCATACTCAGCTTTGGCAAATTCTGCTATACTCTTGTAGCCGTCATTCTCATAGAGCCTTTGATCATCAATCTGTCTGAGTGCATAGCCTATTCTCACGAAGCTTTGCTTCACTCCTATGAGTTCCTGCCTCAGTTTCTGTTTCATCTGTGCCCAGTCATCGAGTGTCATCTGTACGTATTCCATATATCCTCCTATGCTGTATATGCTATAGCCATTACCGGCATATCTGCTGTAGTCGCTGCCGGCATGCCTGCTGTCCTCAGTGTTCCTGTCACAAGCATTCGTATATAGCTGTTGAGCCACTTCTGTATGTTCTCCTGGTCAGGTTTCTTATCATGAGCTCCGTACCATTGCAGTATGTTCGGCACCTCGGAATCAATCTCGACAGTGACATATTGCATATTTGGTGTGTCCTTGAACCTCAGAAAAAGTATGTACGTCTCCCCCCGATTGTGTTTTCCTAAGTAGTTATCTCCTCCGACACAATGATGAAGTACTCGCCCCTCTGTTACTATTTCCTCTGCTGACTTTGCCGGTCTGATGATGTATGTATCATCCTCGTAGTAATATTTATTTCTCAGCTTCCTGTAGCTGCGTCGAATGTTCGGGAAGCGTGCCGCAACATCCTTCAGATGCTTGTCCAGTTTTTCCTTATTGACTTCTTCCACCATCTTTTCGTGGGCCTCATCTAGGTCATGCGGGAACTGATATACCGTGTTGGTCAGATCGTAGCCCCTGTCCTCTCTCATGCTCAGGTAGTCAGCGTATGTAGAGGCCATGTGTCTGATTCTGTATACTGGCCGACTGCAGCCTCCGTAATCACAGCATGCATATTTCTTTATGCGGTTTAAAAATTTTTGCAACGTCATGTATTTTTCTGCGAGCACGACCTGTGTGTATGTGAGTCCGGTCTCTGCCAGCTGCTGCACCTGTTCATCTGTCCAGTTCTCCGCGAGTCTCTTTTCCATCTGCAGAACCCTTAGCAGACCTATGTCTCCCTTTTCCTTAATGAGCAGCTTGAGCTTTTCCTTTCTGATACCGAGAAACTCATCCGGTCTCGTTGCTGTTTCATCCTCAATGATTCCATATTGGCATTTGACAAGTCTCTCGGCCACTCCTATCAGGTGCATCTTCACAAGCATCTCAAGCTGAGGTGTGCGCATGTAGCACTCAAGGTACTCAACCGGATTGCATGCGCTCATGAGGCTGTTTGCGTATTCCTTCATGGCGCTGTATTGAAACATGGTTCCTGCCATCTCACCGTATGTCTCCGGAAGTATTGGTCCGGAATTGATTCTGATGCTTGATAAGCCATACAAATTGCAGTCATCCCAAAAGTCTTTTCCTACATAGGGATCATGTTTGTTATAGTCGACCTGCACCTTTTTGCCGGGTTCGAAATATGCCCTTGCCAGCTCAACCCCCGACAGCTTTTCATATGCGTTGTACATTTCATTGCCGTTCTCGCCTGCAATGAAGCCGAGTGTCCACTCTTTTTCCACCTGTATGTACCTCATAACAAAGCCATTGTCTTTATATTTCTGGCCAAGAAACAGATACCGGGTTTTTCTGATGCTGCCTTTTACTTTTCCTTTGCACTTGTACTGTCCGTGGGCGCCACACATAGGACATGTGCCGAAGCTGTTCTCTCGCGGCTCTTCTATGTTTCTCTCAAACTGGTCCTCGTATGCTCCACTACTTTTCCATCTTGCAGTGGTCACACCGCCACACTTACTGCAGGCTATGTCAGCCCGGCTTCCATGCTTCTTGTAATACAAAAAGTGTTCATCATGGAAATATACGTGATCAGCTCTGTACAGTATTGCTTTTTCGGGGAGCTCTTTGGTGTTTGTCTGTCTGTCCTTCAGTGCTTCCTGGCGCCTCTTGTACTTGCGCTCTACTCTTTTTGTTCTTTCTTTTGATGTGATGTCACCCTCATGTTCAGCTATGTGCTCCCACCAACGAGTGTCGTTGTATATCCTGGTGCCGCAAAAGCTCTTTATTCTTGCAAGGTCTTCCGGGCTCTGCAGGATATTCTCGTCTGCCAGGGTTCCCATGGTGTATGTATGTGTTTCAGACCATATAGGGCTGTAAGCTGAAAGCTGCTGGCGCGTCCATATCTGCTTGTCCGGCCAGTATGTGCCGAAATCCTTCTTGGTGAGTACAATTCTCACTACAGGAATCTTTTTTGACTCCTTTTTATTTTTGTACACCTCAAGGAGCAGATGCCTTTGATGTCCTATGTTCTTGACTGCGGTAACACCAATGTACTTCACGGATTTTATTCTGCTTATCTTCTGCAGTCCTATGTATGGTATTTTTTCTATTGCTTTTTCTTTCATCTGTAGTGCCTACTTTCCCATGTAGTAGTCTGTTATTATCTTCTTGGCTCTTGCCATGCCCGGGATACCGAGCGTGACTTTGCTTGCTGATACACCTGCTGCCTTGATAATATCCTTGTCCACCGTCTGTTGATTCTTGAAGGACCATGTCAGGATGGCGGCTATACAGCCCTTTAATGTTTTGCCTTTCTTTCTGACATTGTGAGCCAGGAGTTCATTTTCCATGCACTGGCCTCTTAGGTATTCCACCCAGTCTTCCATGATTTCCTTTGGCTTAAGTTCTGCCGCCTCGACATCAATCTTGCCGAGTGCCGCCGTGAGCTTATCACACAGTTCCGGGATTTCTCCGTTGGTGTACAGGTCCACGAAATCAGCCTGTATTCCATTTTCTTTTGCCACTATCTTTAGGGATTCTATGTCACCCTCATTGAGCAGGTTTTCTGCAAGCTCATTTATCTCACTAAACGAATCAAATTCTCCAAACTTATCAAACATATGGTTTCTCCTTTAAAAAACTCCATTTATCGTATTTTCGCTCTGTATCTGTAAAATCCGGATAAAACTCATCCAGATATGCTCTGAACATGCCGAGCATCTCTTTTCTATTTCCACCGTTGCCATTGTCTAACATGTGATGGTGGTATCGGCATCCGACTGCTCCGTTTTGTCTGATACCAAGCCCCATTGAAGAGCGTGGTATGTAGTGCATAATGTCTGTTACACCCATCTCAGGGACTGCTGCCGATGGCATCTTATAGCCTGCCTGGCAGAATATGCATCTGTAATTGTCGCGCTCCATGATGGCAGTGCGCTCTTTTTGTGAAAACTCTAAGTATTTTGTATATTTTGGCATGTTTTCCTCCTACATCAGCTCCATCATGTTCTGGATGCTTTGTATAATAAAGTCCATTGAATCATCTCCTGTCTTTCAGCGGGCTGTGTATACAGGTTCTGTAGTACTTGCACGCTATGGTGCATTGCTTCGAGTCGTAAAAGCATTTCTGTTCTTCAACTGCTGCCTCTCTTTCTGTATACACGCTCATTAGTTATCTGCGCTTTATCGGGAATCTCCTCACGAGTTCCTTGGTTGCCACGTTAAAAGCCTGCTCACGGCTTTCCTCAGTGACTTTGATTATTTCCCGACCGTTCTGGTTGATTCTTATGGTGTGTTCGTTTTCGCTTTCCTTGAGCCTCATTGAAAGCTTGTAATGCTTCTGGCGTGGCTCGTACGCTTCGTAAAATAAACTTGATAGTGGTTTCATTTTGGTCCTTTCTTTTCACACTGGCTTTTGAGCCAGTTGCTGTATTCATGATGTTGATTCGTGTATATGTAAAATCGTGTCCCATTGAGTAAAATCAACGTTTTCTGCCATTTGTCGGCATGTTTTACCGGCTCGCCCTTGGAATTTTTCCAGCCTGACTGCTGCCACTTGTGTATCCAGTCAAGATCCAGCGCTGATGTAAGGTAACTTGAGTCGGTGTATATGTCTATCTCAATATCTTTTGTGTTGAGCCTTGAAAGTGCCTGGTTGAGGACTTCAAGCTCTGCCTCGTGACGCGTCACATCCTCAAGATAGACAATGTTGCTCAATGTGGCTTCGATGTCTTTTTTGGTCATATATGACAGAACGTAACCTGCTGCTCCGTCTGTTTTTTTAATTGTTCTGATATCTGAATAGATGTATACGTTAACTTTTTTCATAATGTGTATAATCTGCCTCCCATTGGGGCTTTATGCGGTTTCCGGGGGATTTGCCGTCTGAGATAGTCCGCTGCATGTAATAGAGGTATGAATAGCCTGTGCACTTGTTGACGCCCACCTTCACGGTGTTCGGCATCACGTAGTAGCCCTTATCCGGCTTGATGCCATCCTTGAAGAACCTTGCCATGGTCCAGTGTGCGTACTTTTTGCGCTTAGGCTCCGGTCTCACCAGGTTCCTTGAACTGCTCACCTTGCAGAACACCTTCTGCTCTTCCTCTCCGAAGAGATTGAGCTGTCCCTCTATGCCCTTCTTGTCCGGCTTGGCGGTCAGATATTCTGCCACTTCCTTTGCTCCGTCTGAATCATATGGAGCAATGTTTACGTAGTTCTTGCCCGGGACAATCAGATCAGCAATGGTCTTGTGCCATGTGTCCTTTATGAGTGTGTCGATGTTGTCCACGCGATTGCAGAGGAAATGTATATGTGGGCCTCCGAACCTGCCTATCTCCATGCGGTTCACCCACTTAAACGGAATGCCCAGCTTCTTGTATAGCTTTCTCATTTCCGTTGTGAATACTTTCCAGTCCCTTTTGATTCTCTCAGCATCCGGTCTTGTCCCTCTTGGGTACTTGAGAGTCACCCATACATCACCTGTACGGAAGTTAGCAAGTATCAGGTATTTCTCTTTCTTTTCCCTCGTCCACTGATTCTGCCTTGCCATCTGCTCGGGAGTAGCTTTTATCTTCTTGGCTCTCCTCTCACCCTTGGCTCCATTCCTTCCTATAAACTTTATCTCAGTAGCTATATAATCTCCCAGGTAATAAGTATCCTGGATATATGCCATAGTTTTTCCTAACTTTAATACTTTAGAATGTTTTAAATCAGCCTCTGTTCGAGGCCTTGAGCTTTGCTATTTCTGCCTGCAAAACGGCATCAAATGACTCTTCTCTCCTGCGCTTTCTCTTTGTCGCTGTCTCTGTTATGTATGCGGCCGCGCTCTGTCTTTCTAACTGGGAGCGTACTTTTTGTATCCTCTGCAGCAATCTTGCCCGCCCTCCTTATTTCCATTGTTCTTTGGATGCTCTCGCGCTGTCCTTTTTCGATCCATTCAAACCAGAATCCCAAAAGCGTCACACACACTGATATGAGCATCCCTCCGATAACAAGCATCTGTCCCTGTGGCACCGGGCTATCTATGCCCATGCTACACAGGAGAAAGAAGCTGATGCCTGTTGTTATTAAAATTTCACCTTTTTTCATGTCCTGTCCTTTCGTTTCCGGGCTTGACGGAGCACCGATTTGTATGTACAAAATAGGTTTACGTATGTATAGATGGAAGTTTTAGTTTTAATTTATAGGAGTTAAATAGCATGTTTCGGTGCTCCATCAAACCCAGAAGTATATTATTTAATTTGTCATTTTTAAGCTTGTCCACTGAGACTGCAGATGCAGTCTATGCCTCCTCCGCAAGTCTCAATGGCACATTTTCTACTTGTTCTATTAGTTTTTGTTCTAATTTTTGCTTCTGTTCCTGTGTCAGATCGTCAAAACGATATATCTGATCATCTTCAAGCGTGTGAACGAATATCCTATATTTGAGTGGTGCTATGGTTATCACCTCCGGTAAATACTATGCTTATACTGCATGTTCGCTTGCCTTTTTCTGCTTTCCAGTCGTATACTCTCTACAGGATTTAATTGAAAAGCAGTTATAACTCGATTCGTTTTTCTTTCACTCTCTCTTTAATCCGATCTGTTATAAATTCAAGTGCTTCTACTGTTTGGGCTTCCTCTGGGAGTCCTTTTTTTATGGTTTCAATTACACTTTCTACAACTAGATTGACTTTATCCTCATCCAAATATGTTGTATTTGCAGGTTCAAAATCATTTTGAATTATGTTTAGCATTTCTCACGCTCCTTCCTAATTCAAATTTCATCCCCGGGCTTGCCGGTTATATTTTCTATTGAGTCAGCATGTTCTTCACTTCTGCCTTGAGTTCGACAAGACTCGCAAGGTACGCTGCTTCTGTGAGAATTTTCTCTCTCCTAAGTGTCTGATATTGTTCCTCGTTCCAATCTTCCCTTGTGTTCATGCAGAATCTGTTATATTCTTCCTTCTTCCTGTAGTCTGCCTCTCCTGCTCTATCTATCTTGGTGATGATTTTCTCAAGGCTGAGTGCTTCTTCCTTTGTCACGTTCTTTCCTCCCTCTGTATTCTGTGTATTAAATCTTGCTTTTTTCTTCTTTCAGGTCTTATACTCTACTTACAGGACGTTGCAGTGTCCGAGTAAATGAAAGGAAATTACTTCTATGTCTTTTATTACCTTTTCATACAAATCCGTTAAATGTCCTACTTGGAATGAGGATATTACGCTCAAAGGGAAATATCTGTTAAGTGAAAACCACTCATACGAAGCACATTTTTTAGATGCATATTGTCCAGTCCTAGAAAATCAATATTCATCAAAAAAAGATTCCGCCTATAAGTACTATCCATTTTGCAATCATCCTCATTGTGATTTGCTGAATACTTTTAAGCCTGTTATTGACACTCGTTATGATCATTTTCAGTAATCCTTAATCGTTCCACGTGGAATTCAAAGGCTTCCAATTCATGTAGCTTTAGGTCCAATTGCTCTACATAATATTGCGAAGCCTTTAAATCTTTACTAGCCATTGTCAATGCAAGCGCTCTGGTATCTTTCCTTGCTTCTTGAATTTTTTCCTTAAAAGATTTCAGGTTTACAATTCTTTCTGTTTCCACTATCACTCGTTTCTCACTCTCCTTCCCCCTGCATCCTGTCCAGCAACGTTTCCGCCGGCAGCAATGCTGTTTTTAGTTCTTTTGCCTCTATACCAAGCCCCTGTATCTTTTCTTCCAGTGGTACCGGCTCATGGTCTTTCTTGGGGTACTGCTGATATATGCTCTCTGCAGCATGGAGTCCGTACCGGTAATAGCATTTCACTGCCAGCTCCGGTGTGATGATTCCTTTTCCTTTTACAGTGCATTTACTCTTGTCTCTGTAAGTAAAAAATATTTTCCACATTATCTTTCCCTTTCTCTTACATCGTTCAACTTAAAGTTGATTTAGTAGGCAAAAAAATATTGTCTAATGGAATATTATATATCCTACTCATCATTTCCAGTTGAGCTGGTTTAGGAATAACTCTATTATTCTCCCAATTAACTATAGTCTGCTTATTCAAATGCATTTTTCCGGCAACATCAGCTTGTGTCATACCGGCATTAACTCTTGCTGCTGCCAGACTAATTTGTAATTTTTCCAATTATATCTGCTCCTTTCTCGTTGCTTTTCTTTTATTACACTCTCATACTATATCAACTTTAAGTTGATGTCAATACTAAAAGTTGATTTTTTTGTTTTTTAGCTTGTTATTTTTCAACTTACGTTTTATAATAACAATAACGAAAGGGGATGATTATTATATTTGAACAAGAATTTAATAAAATTTTTTCCAAGCAACTTAAGGCACAACTTAAATTACATGAAATGACACAATCTGATTTAGCAAAACATTTAGGTGTTAGTACTCAATCTGTAACCAACTGGTGTAAAGGTGCAAAAACGCCTCGAATGGATAAAGTTGATGCTATGTGTAGTCTTTTCAATTGTAAACGTTCTGATCTTATGGAAGAAAAAGAAACAACCATAGATATTGCACCAATAGAATCCGGCTATACTATCCCAGTACTCGGTCGTGTGGCTGCTGGATATGGAAAAGAGGCTGTTGAGGAAGTGATCGGTCAAATAGAGATTTCTCCCGCTTTAGCTGCAAAGGGTGATTACTTCGGTCTGCTGATTAAGGGTGACAGCATGATACCTACTCTGTATGATGGTGATACCGTTATCGTACAACGTGTCGATGATGCCGAATCAGGTGATCTTGTGATTGCTCTCGTCAATGGACATGATGCAACTTGCAAACGATTGCAGAAATATGCAGAAGGGATTGCTCTCATACCACAGAATCCTGTATATGAGCCTATGCGTTTTACTGAATCAGAAATAGATACTACCCCAGTTAAGATACTTGGTAAAGTCATTGAAATGAGAAGAAAATTTTAAGGAGGCTTTATATGTATAGAGAAAGGAGTGAGCATATTGACTATAGGTGAAAGAATTAAAGAATTGCGTAGTTCATTTGGTTTTAGTCAAGTAGATTTTGCTGATAAAATTGAAGTTTCAAAGCAGACCTTATATAAGTACGAAAATAATATAATAACAAATATTCCATCTGATAAAATTGAATCTATTGCACATATTTGTAATGTTTCACCTGCTTATGTAATGGGATGGAGTAATAAAATAAAGAAAAATCCGTCTCCTGTCAACAATAATGACAAGGTTATTATTGATAAGTACCACCAACTTAATGACAAGGGCAAGCAACGGCTTCTGGAGCGTGCCGATGAACTTATTGAACTAGGCTATGTTGCAAAAGGGGACGAACTAAAAGAAGCTTAAAATATACTGTTAAGGAAAATATTATAAAATTTAGAAGGAGCGATTAAATATGACTCTCGGTGAGCTTGTAAAAAAATATCGAACAGAACATGAGCTTTCTCTCCGAGATTTTTCTCGATTATCCGGAATAAGTAATGGATATATTTCGATGTTGGAGAAAAATGAACACCCAAAGACTAAAAAACCTATAGTTCCATCTATAGAAAAGATGAAATGTATTGCCTCTGCAATGAATATGTCATTAGATTCATTACTTGACGTCATTGATGGGGGCCAAGAAGTATCAATTAAGCCAGAGCCTGTATCTCTTATTAAAGCAGATGAAAGTGAGTTGCTTGCTAAATACCGACATATGAACGACAAGGGCAAGCAACGGCTTCTGGAGCGTGCCGATGAACTTATTGAACTGGGCTACACAATAAAAAGGGAAGAACTGAAAGAGGCGTAAGGTATACTATCAGACAAAATATTATAGAATTTAAATAAGGGAGGTATTTTATATGTCTTTTCTATCTAAGTTATTTTCTCGAAAAGAAAAAATTAATTGGGATAATTATAATGGATACATTGAAAGGCCTTGTGTTTCAATAGATCTTTTCAACACTGCCGAGCCTAATCCATATATTGGTAGTGAAATTCCGATTGTAAAAAATCAAAAGGAAATGCTGCATCGAACAGAATACACTAATACTCTAAATCCAGATAAAACAATACATCGCTATCGCAAAGATATACTTTATTATCCTATTTTGTTTGAAACACAAACCGAATATTTGCGTATACTAGAAAAATTGAACACTATCATTAAGCAACTAGAATTAGATCGTAAATATATAATTCCAATTAATAAAATATGTTTTACCCCTGATCTGCCAAAATCACTGCCTCCCTCACTCATTATTTTTGATGACGAAAAGAAGATATTTGATTTCTTTTATAGGGATAAATCAAATTTTTTATGTGTTGATATATATTTTGATTTACTCGGAAATATGACAAAGGCATGTGTGAAAAACTATTTAAATGAACATATAAAAGAAAATTTCAGACTATATAAAACAGGTTTTGATCTATTTAAAATTACAGACAACGATAATGTTATATATCAAAGAGGAAAAATAGGCAGCCATAATATACATGATTATAATTAAATTCATTAGAATTGAATGAATCGTTGACGTGAGGCATATAATATCATATAATAACTAAGCAATAAAAATCTTGCCTATAGGGCATTATAAAATATCTAAGTTATTATTGAAGACCTCACAGAAATGTGAGGTCTTTTACGTTATACAAATCTTTATAATAAAAAATCGCCCTGGCGCTACCAACACCAAGGCGATGTAACCTGTACTCCGAAGAGTATAAGTCCCAGACAAGACATATTATACCTTTCGGAGTGGCATTTGTCGAGAGACAGATGTTATTTTTGTACCCTTTTTTCATATATTTTTAGAAAGGATAGGTGTAATATGGAAAAACTACGCACTGGTGCTCTGTATATCAGAGTCTCAACAGACAAACAGGAAGAGCTGTCTCCTGATGCTCAGCGCAGACTTCTTTTGGAATATGCTGCCAAAAATAATATCATACTGTCAAACGAATACATATTTGAGGAGGACGGCATAAGCGGACGTAAGGCAGATAAACGTCCAAACTTTCAGCGCATGATCGGACTGGCCAAATCCAAGGAACATCCTTTTGATGTGATCCTTGTGTGGAAGTTCTCACGATTTGCCCGGAATCAGGAAGAGTCCATTGTATACAAATCTTTGCTCCGAAAGAATAACGTGGAGGTAATAAGTGTGTCTGAACCTCTTGTTGATGGTCCTTTTGGTACTCTCATTGAAAGGATCATTGAATGGATGGACGAATACTACTCTATACGGCTTTCCGGGGAAGTCACCAGAGGTATGACTGAAAATGCTATGCGTGGTAATTTTCAGGCAAGTCCACCTCTCGGATATTCTATTACGGCACACAAAGCAACTCCTGTAATTGTGGAATCAGAAGCTGAAATAGTCCGTATGATTTTCAATCTATACACTGAGCAGGGTTATTCTATCATTGAGATCACACGTCAGCTCAATGCTCTTGGATATAAAACGCGGGCCGGTAAGTCTTTTGAAAACCGCGGAATCAAATACATATTGACCAATGAAGTATATACCGGTAAATCCGTTTGGAATAAAAGGGATTCTGCATCACGTCCAAAAGACAAGACCGAATGGATTATTGCTGACGGAGCACATGATCCAATTATATCTCCTGAACAGTTTCAAAGGGCAAAAGTCCGGCTTGAGTCAAATTATCGCCCACGATATGCGAAACCAAGTGGCGTATGCTCTCACTGGCTCTCCGGTATAGTAAAATGCTCTGCTTGTGGCCGGTCGCTATCTATTTCTCTTGCAGGTGCCAATAAACAAGGCAAACGGTACATTTACCTGCAGTGCTATGGATATTTGAAAGGAAAATGTAATGTTTCACATGCTATATCAGAAAAGAAAATAGTTCCTATGGTTCTAGCAGCATTAAAAGATGCTATTAGCTCTGAAAATCTATCGTTCAAGGTTATTAATACAGATTCTCAAAGCAACTATCCTGCAGCTATTGATATTTATCAGAATCAATTGGATGAACTCGCAAAGAAAGAAAAACGTATTAAAATGGCTTATATGGATGGAATCGATACTATCGAAGAGTATCGTAAGAATAAAAAACTGCTTCTGGAAGAGAGAAATAGTATAGAGAGTCGCATAAATGCACTACCAAAACCTGCTGCAAAATCAGACACCACTGCTGCACTCCGCAGCAAAATCAAAACAGTATACGATAGTCTGCTCAATGAAGAGCTCTCTATGCAAACACGCAATGATTTATTGAAATCCGTAGTGGAAAAAATCGTGTTTAATAAAAAAGAGGCCACTATTGATGTTTACTTTTATACCTCCAACCCCTTGTAAATACTGGGGTTGGAGAGAGTTTATACGCAAACGCAATCTGGTCATCCAGCTCGGACAGGAGACCTTCTGTCCGTCACAGTACTGCGTCAGAATCGGCTGCTTCACATTAGGTCTCGACAGATAGTTTTCAAACATTTCATTTACTATCAGCGAGATATTGTCATATATATTTCTGCCATAGATGAATTTGTGGTCATATGCCGTGGACGAAGTGATATTAAAATTATAGCCCTTTCCCCGATAAAACTCCGTATATATCCTGTTTAATGTAAATGACATAATCGCAAGCACATTTGCCCTTATAGTGGCATCAGGCCAGGTCGCATATATCTCACTGGAAGCTACATTTTTGATGTAATCCTTATATCTGACATAATAATTTGCCGCTGTGGAATCCGATGGTGCCCCATCATGCACAATAACATATTCCGGAATCACAACACGATTAAGTACAATCTCACCGGTTTCAGCAACCGGCATAATCTCCGGCTCAGGTATCTTGGCAGGATAATCACCGTAAAGTGTATGTGCCGGAATAACAATATTGTCCACATCATTTCCCGGTGCATCAAGTACTTCCAACTCAATATCCTGTATGGAAAGTCTGTCGGGCATCACCTCAACGCCCGAAACCGTGATATTTCTGTATCCGTTAGCTGAAACAGTTACCGTCACCTCCGAATACGGCTGTGACTCACTGGGCGACATAGAATACTCAAGTGGCGGAGTGGCAATCTCAACTGCCTCTATGCTTCCCGATTCGTTGGTGTCAGTCTCCTCTATCTTTCCCTGCGGATCCCCGGAATAGCTGACTGATACCCTTGCATCCGCAACCGGCGTCCCCATGTTTTTCTGTCGTACTCTCACCTGAAGCCGCCCCTCATCAATTGACTCCTGTTGTAAAATGTGCAGATTTTTCATGAATATTATTACCTTAATATCTTTTTACAATAATATGCACAAAGTGCGTGGCATATGATATAATGAGCGTAAGCAACGAGCAGTGCCAAATTGAAAATATATAAAAATGCCAGCTTGCTGAGCACTTTTTATATATTTTTAATTTGATAGGGCGACTGCCCGTACAGTCAGGAAAATCTCAGATTTTTCTGACTTGCACTGCATACAATACACTTACTAAGGTGGTTGGGGGACGTGCTCTCATCTGATCCGAGTCTTACGGAAAGGATGATTTTATGCACAGAAAACATAAGAAATAGCCGTCCTGCCTCTGGTAAAGTCTGGGA